CTGTCTCGTCTATCTGTCCACGGTCTTTCCAGAAGTCTACGTAACGGTTGACTGTCTCGTCCCAACGCTCTCTGCGCTTCTGCTCTGGTAGCCATCGTGCGTAGCGGCTCTTGTGTATAAACTGTTGGTACTGATCCATTATTCTTCCTCATCTAGTGGTACGTGGTAGGAGCATGCTTTTAAGAAGTAATCAAACTGCTCTCTCATGTCAGATAATGTTAACGGGTCGCTATATATCGTATAGACTATCTTGACTGCTGGGCATGCCCTCTCTACTTCTCCGAACTCTGGATAGTGTATCAGCTCAAACTTAGGTTGTCTGTCCATCAGCTATTCTCCTCTGTTACCATTGCTGTTAGCTTCTGTAAGTACCAACCAGCCTTCTGTAAGTCTTGTACCTGCTTACCCTTGTACTCATAGCGCCACAAATATTTCATACAGTTGCCCTTTAAGTAGCCTTTGAATGCCCCTGAAGACATAGACTCTTCTATAGCTTCAATACACTCTATGCTGCCCGTGTTGTAGTGCGCTGGGTTGTGTACTACATCGTGTTCGTCTTCGTAATCATCGTCATCGTCATCGTCATCGTCCTGATTTACCTTAGAAAACAACTCCCACATTTCCTGTCTACCCTTTTCTGTAGTCATATCGTAGTGGTCTATGTCTTCTTCTTCCTCGTCTTCCCAGAGGTCTGCATCTTCATCGTGTGCTGCCTTCATCCATGCCTCTAGTCCTGTCTTTTTCTCAATAGCAGGTGCTTGCTTTCTCAGAGCATCCCACTGTGCTGGTGTTGCGTCATTGAGTCTCATCATCAAAGTCCTCTGTTATTCTGTCAAAGTTTCTAATTAGTCTATGTTCAAATGCTTCTACTAAGTCTGTCGTGGTAATGTTTAACAACTCACATATCATCTCTTCGTCACAGAACATTACAATCTTTTCTTTAAGTTCCTCCAATGTCATGGCCATTAGACTTTCTTCCTTTTGATGTACCGTGTCATCTCCTTGGCTGTCTCTACAGTGTAGTGCTGGAACCCTTCCTTCTCACACCACTCTCCCATAGTTATCTTGCCACCTTTACGTACCTTCTTGTTAGGGTTTGACAACACAAAGATTAACTCCCACTCTGGCATTGAATCTCTAATGGCTGTGTACTTCTGTGTGTCGCCTACCCTAAAGAACCCTTTGCACTCTATCAATATTGCCTTGTCCTCGTGTACGAAGTCCGGTAGATACTTCTTGTGTACTGTGTACGGTAAATCATAAGGTTCAAACTTGTACTGTCCATCTAACTTCTCTGATAAATCCTTCTCAAGTCCTGATCTAAAAGCCCTCTTCATCTGGCATGACCTCCTGTACCTTGGGTTCCTTTACTACGTCTACTAAGTACTTTGGCCCGTAGGAGTAAGCGAAGACCCGTAAGTTTGGATAACAGTGGTCTTTGAATTGACAGTAAGAGCAACCAATAGATAGCTTTGAGTTTCCTGACTTGCCGTCCGGTACGGGTGGGTAACACCACTCCACTGGCTCTGGCTGCTCTACTAGCTTTTTTACATGCTTCACCCTGTCAACTATGTCGCCTTTCAGTACCTCGTAGACAGGAGCCTCTGTGTCATTCAAGTCATACTTAAGGTAGGTCAGGTGTCCGTTGGCCTTGTCCATTGCAAGCCATCCAAACTCTGTCTCTCCCTCTGAGTGTGCGTAGGCTTTGATCTGATCAATATAACCAAAGGGATCGTCGTATGCCAGTGTACCATCCTTAAACTTCTTGAACCCAAAGCTGCTTGCTGACTTGACATCAGTAACAACACCGTCAATCTTGCAGTCCATGTGACCCACAATTCCTTCAACATTACATACCTTCTGTTCGTCAGTTACTGTGTGTCCAGCCATGCGGGTCAGGAACAGCAACATCTCTTCAATCAAATGACCATACATAAACTTGATATAGGTATGAGGCTGCAGCTCCTCTCCTTCTGTACCGTTAAAGTGATTCCAGAGATACTTGTCGGTGCGGCCGATATTACTGAGGCGAAGCCTCCGGTTATCCTCTCGCTTCTTCCGACCAAACTCAGTACGCATCAGTGCCTTGACACCTTCTCCGAACTTCTCTATCTCTGCTTCTACATCTACAGAGGGGTCAGCATCCTTGCTTTCCATCAGTGCGTAGATGTCCGCTACTACATTGTCCGTTGTTTTATTAGTACTCATGTATCACTTCCAGTATTAGTTCGTTTGCTATCGGAGGTGGCAACCTGAACCACTCGTTGATGTTGTCACATTCCTTTGCTAGTCTTACGTGTGCTGCTGCCTCCGCCGCTCTCCTGTCATCTACCTCGTAGGAATAAACCAAGATGTAATCTCTGAACGGTGAGGATGTTTGATAACTCTTAAGCCTATCCTCTGAGTCTACCGCCATCCCTACCTTGACCCACTCAGGCCACGCCGGGTTAGTCATTACATATACATACCCTTCCTTGACTTGGTTGTACACTTCCTGTGTCTTCCAGCCGAACAGTTTAGCCAACAGACTGGGAGACCTTTCCCCTCTCTTAATCCTATTCTCTACTCTGCGTATGTCATAACATGTCTTACATTTGTAATGCTTCTTAGCTACAAAGGACTCATACCAGTTGTCTTGCGTTAAAGGTACTGAGCAGCTGATACACTCCTTATCAGTGGGTATCTGCCCAACTGGTTCCGACTTTGTAATCTCCGGCGAGAGGGCAGTTGAGTTTGTAGTGGAGTCCTGCAGCTTCAACACAACTTGCTGCCAGTCCTCCGAAAACCTCTGCTTTCTCCTGTCTGACTTCTGTCTGGATTTCATCGTGGATGTTCCCTAAAAAGTTAAAGTCTATACCCCATAGTATAGCATATTCATGCAGTAAACACAAGGCTTTCTTCATAACGATAGCCCCGGCTGACTGGAGTAAGCTATTCAATGCAGCGTGTTCTGATCGTATGGCGATCCTTCTTTTATCCAAGCCATAAACATAGCCTCTTGTAGCCGCCATTCCAACTCGTGTTCGTAACTCTCCAAGAGCTGGCGTATTTGCGAGGAACTTTTCCTTAAGTCTCTGACCGTCCTTTCTAGTTCCACCAACGATGCTTCCGATTTTGGTATCTCCGGCCCCATACAGGAAAGCGTAGATGAAAGTCTTAGCTTGATCTCTAGTGTCAAGGCCCGCAGCCAACTGATTTGCCGTGTGTATATCTCCGTTGAGTATTTCATTTGTGTATCCTTCATCGTTCATGTAATGTGCCAACATACGTAGCTCAAGACCGCTGGCATCCATACCAACTAACTTGTATCCTTCCTGTACCGTCCACACATCTCGACACTGCTTGCCGTAGGGTGAGTAGACTGCCGGCACCTGCCCCATGTTTGGACTAGAATGTGTCATGCGGCCCGTCACAGCACCGTTAGGATTAACGTACCCATGTACTCTACCTTCGTCCGTGGCTGCATCTAACCAGCTCTGCACCTGTGCGATACGCTTCTGTATCATCAGGTACTCACCAATCAGGGAAGCCTGTGGTATTCCTTTCACTGTACTCAGCACCGCCTCGTCTACGATGGCTTGTCCTGTCTCAGTAAACTGCTTAGGCTTCCAGCCAAAGTACTGGAGGTATCGTCCTATCTGCTGTCGTGAACCAAGGTTAAACTCTGGGTAGTCAAGACGGCTGAAGGGAGCGACGGCGGTAGTCCACTGATCGCCTAAGAACTTAAGTCCAACAACAGAGTACGTACCGTCTTTCTTAATCTTGGGGGTAATCTCTTTGACAAATGTCGGTAACGGTTTGAAAGTCTGATGCACTTCGTCTTCAAGGTCATTCTTCTTCTCCTTCAGTTCTGCTAGTAATACGAATGCTTTCTCTTGATCTAAGAGCCAGCCTGTTTTAATCTGCTTTGATATAATGCTTTGTACTTGGTGTTCCAAGCTAATGCTTTCAGCTCCAAAATCTGCAAGGTCAAGAAGTAATCTCTTGTACACCAGCACATTAACATTAACGTCTTGCTTGCAATAGTCCACCATATCCTGCGAATAATTATCCCAGTCATCATGGTCTCCTTTAGATTGATTAAGTCTATCACCCCAGTTACGGAGAGAGTGACCGCCCTCTCGTGAAGGGTTGGCCAGTCTCGACATGACTAATGTGTCAGTAACCTTGCACTTACTAAAGTCTGTACCCAGCAGCTCCTCAAGGACAGGGATGTCATAGTCAATGATGTTGTGACCTATGATCTCACACTCTCCAAGACCTGCAATGTAGTCGTTGAACGCTAGTAACGAATCACCTGAGAACGTATGCGTCTCACCGGTGTCCAGTTCCGTAGCTACAATTACCCAGACCTTTGTAGGCTTAAGGCCGTTAGCTTCTATGTCGAATACGATTTGCATTAGAACTCCGCGTTATCTCCTGTAGGACAGGCTGTCTCAATCATGCGGCCTGAATCCTTATCGTAGTACAGGTAACACGCGGGGCCAGTCAGACCTACAAACCTATTCTTCAATACACGTACCGTGGTGGTGTTGCGTATCTCAGGGTCAACGTGTTGTTGATCACGCTCCAAGCCAATCACAATATCACTGAGCTGTGCAATGGATGCTGAACCACGCAGCTCACCCAAGCTAATCTTACCACCGTCCTCGTGTGCCTTGGCACCGCTGGGTCTGCGAAGGTGTGATACTAGGAATAGCCCTACACCTGTCTCCTGAACCAGCTTGCGGAGGTTAGTCATAATACTGTCGATAGCCTTACGCTCGTCACCCGTGTCCTGATCGCTGACCACGATGCTCAGATGATCAAGGATAATCCACTTGCAGTCCAGTCCCTTAGCCATGTAGCGTATGCGTCCCAGCAGGTTGTCCTCGCTCGTACTGCCCCAGTGGTCAAACATAAAGATGCGCCCTGAGCCTAGCGTCCTGTCCCAGTAGCCCTTCTTCTCTTCCTGCGTGACTGTCTTGTCCAAGTGAAGCTGCTTGTTAGCCTCAATGGACATGATACCCAGAGCTGTCTTAGGGATGTCCTCCTCCAGTGCTAGGATGCCTATGTTCTCCTCCGTTGCACCCAAGAGGTAATGCTCTAGCTCCCTAACGATCTGCGACTTACCCATGCCTGACCCTGATGTGATTGTCACCAGCTCCTGCTTGCGGAACCCGTGGGTCATCTCGTTGAGACACTCCCAAGGATAGGGAATGGACTTGACATCTGACTGCTTGATAATCATGTCCCATGTCTCATTGCCTGCTACGATACCGTCCGGGCGATAGGCTTTAGCGTTCCACCACTCCTTAACAAACGCCTGCACCTGATTGCTCTTAAGCATATCGCCTGCATCCTTGGCTGGCAGTGTGACATTCTTGGCCTTGTTGGGGGTGAACAGATCAAGCACCGACTTGGCTGCTTCCTGTCCTGCCTTGTCGTTGTCAAAGCAGATCACCACATTGTCAAAGGTCTCAAGCCACTCTAGGTTCGCTTTGATGTCTTTGGCTGCTCCGGCTGCACCTGATCTGATGGAGACGACTGGCCACTTTCCGTCGAACATCTCGTTGACAGCAAGTGCGTCCGCCTCGCCTTCTGTGATCGTGATGTACTTACCGCCCGTCTTGAAAGCCTGCTGGCCGAACAGCCCTGCCTCATTGAACTCTCCTGTTGCATAGAATGATTTAGTTTCGGTGATCCGCACCTTGGTTCCTGTCACCGCACCTGTGTCCTTGTTGTGGTACGGGTAGTGATGCTTGACAATTTGTCCGTCAGTGCCGTACTCAACTGTCACACCGTACCGCTGGCACGTTGACTGTGAGATACGTCTATCAGGGATTGCCGCTATGACACCTGTCATCTCTAATGACCTCATTGGTTTACGTTGTGTTACTTGTCCTATCTGACCGTTGCCGTGTTCGTAATAGTTGCAGCCCCCAGAGAAGCAGACTGCATGACCATCACTATAACGAGCCAGATTGTCCGATGAGCCACACTTGGGGCATGGCTCATGTTGGACGAATGTTGACTCAACCGCCACTAGAAGTCCTCTCCGCCTTCCTGTTCAGCTACCTCAAGTACCTTGATCTTGTTCAGGTACGTGCTGGTGCCGTGTACAGGATGGGGCTGACCCTCTGCGTACATGATACGCACCTTAGAGCCTCGACCAATGCGGCCCTTGAACGGGTTGCCCTCTGCATCCATCACCGGGACATCGTACTTGGTGCTGAACTTGCGCTGCTTGACTCCCTCGTACTCGCGGAGCTTGACACCAGCTTCGGACAGAGTGCCCGCTGTTGGTTCATCTAAGCTGAGAACCAGAGAGAACTTCCCGGTGGACTGACCCTGATACATCTCATGCTCGTCTAGGTTTTCAAATGCTACTAAGCCTTCTAATACTGCCATGGTTACTACCTCTATGTTATGACCCCTAAGGATCGTTTGGTTAATACTTTAAAGATTAATAATTAATTTATCCCTTACTACCTGAGTATTATATCAAGTATTGAAGAGAACGTCAAACTCTTTCTCACTTAATTGCCCTATGCTGTCATACATAGCCTCATCGCTATGCGACAGGCAGACATTGCACAGGTCTAAGTGTATCCCGGTTTCCTTATCGACCTTCTTTAGTTCATGTTCATTCAGGATAACGTCACACGCTTTACATCTACTCATCTTGGAATACCTCTCTGTATTGTCTAGTCATATCGTCATAGGGATTGCTATAGTACTCATCACGCATCTGCTTTGTGACCCTCTGTGTTAGCTCTGAGAGCGTCATGCAGTATACCTGATACTCGACTAGCTCATCGACCATAACGTGCGCCTGTGGCTCAATCCAGTCGTTCTGGGTGTACTCATAGCCCATCATCTCTTCTTTGATTCTACTCATTCGTAAACTTCCTCATAAACCCGACCGTATGATACCAGACACAGGGGCAGATGTAAAATGACTCCTTGGAATGGCATGGTCTCTGTGTTACCTGTGTTTGTATTGTAGACCCACACTGGCCTGCTGTCTGGAAACTCAAGATCAAAACCTACACCCAGCCTGTACTCTACGCTTAACACTCTGTTAAATATTATCATTGGTTTTCGCCTGTTGTTTTTCCAGCCATTTGTCATCACCTATTATATCCGCCAGTGCCTCGTCAATCTCCCATTGCTGCATGGGTGGATACTCGTCGTCATCCAATAGATGCTCGTCTCCGTGGTACTCGTTGTTTCTAGTCATGTTAAATACTCCAGTATGTTGTTAGTCATTAGCCAAAATACACCCTTGTGTACGGCTATTACAATGGCTGTCAGTGTAGACCAGCCCACTGCCTCCGCTATGATATTATCCATGATGTCACCCCGTAGCCTATAAAGAAACCCACAGTGAAACCGATTGTACACCACTTGGCGTACCAGTACAAGTCATTCATTGGTCAGGCCCTCGCTCTACCATTAGCTGCAGCGCGGCTGCGCGGTCATCGTCCAAACTGCGGATCAAATCCTGCAGCACCTGCGTTTTGACCTCATTAAATAAATTATCAGAGCTGACCATATTATCCAGCTGTGCCTGCAGCTCTTCTATCCAAGCGCCTGCCCGCTGGAAAAACTCAGGGGCATCGCCATTGTGTAGTGCTGTTCTGGTGGTACTTATCTCCACCCAGTCATCCCATTTGCTCATTACGCTGCCTCCTTTGGCATTTGTTCCGTGATTGTATCACATAAATCCAGCGCCTGCTGCATTAATTCCTGTGCCTGATCCTCGCGTCCAGACACCAGCATAACCGCCATTAGTTCAAGTTTAAATCGGATTACTTCGCCTTTAGTTTTCATTCTGTCACCTCCAATAGTTTTTTAAGTTTGTTTATCTCAGCCTGCCATAGTTTTTTTGATCTTGGCGTACCGCTATAAAAATCCCGTTGTTTTTCGTGGTGTTTAATCTTTCGCTGTATGTCTGATTTGCTCATTACTCTACCTCTCAAAAATCTTGTATAATAATACCGTATTTAAATTCTATCACTGTCGTATGTTCTCGCAGATCGTCCAAGCTGTCAAGCTCTGTATTGCTGTAGACTTCTTTGATCTCCTCAAAGTTCTCGTACTCTGTGAAGTCACAGCACAGACCTATCACGTCAAGCTCAAACGGCTCATCTGTGTCCCGGCTGTAGTCCTCAAGGTACTCAAACAATGCTACCAGCGCCTCGCGTGTAAAGTCCTCTCGCTCGTATGCTCTGAACTCATTGACAAAATCATACTCGTTAACTGTTTTAATAATCATGATATTACTCCCATCATTTGTAGGTTGACCCATATTAACACTGTGATGCCTAGTATTGCAAATGCTATTCCGTCGCCGTATGTCATCTTGTGTTGCCTCTATGTGTTTGTTGTCTTGATGGTGCCATTGTACCGGGATTACCAACGTTGTACAATTTATTTAAACTATAATGATTTGGACTATTATTGATCTGGTGAATACCTACTGCCTACCTTTATACATACGCGTGCGCGCGAGTACCACAGTACAGAACCTGTGTCAACCTGTGGATTCATACAGTGGTGGTGGCTCCATAGGTATCCTATGGCATACCCACACTTAACCCTGTGGAATCCCATGCAATACCCGTGCCAACAGGGCAGCCTGTGGATAACTTGTGGATGCTTGTGTATAACCTGTGGATAACTTAGGGGGCGGGGGGGCCGGGGGATTACTGGTGTTATCATGGGTACCCGCCTGTATACAAAATAGTAGCAATTTGGAAAAAAGAGTGTATAATTACATTTACTTATGACTACCTGTGTATGCCATAACTCCTTGTAATACCTGTGTATTCCTAAGATGACACCTGTATAGCCAAAAGCTATTAAAGGGACGGCCCTTATGTATAAATATGTTAACATTAGTGAAGAAAAGACTTGACTTTTGGTTAGAAATATGGTATAATTTATAGTATACTAAAGAAGATAAAGATTACCTCGCGCCCTTAAGTATCCTTAAGCATCGTTAGGATTGATCTTTTAATAATAATTAAAGAAACTAACTAAAGTATACTTAAGTATCCTTAAGTACTAAGGGAAATACAATGAATACTAAAGAACCTAAGGGTAGTCAGCCCGCGAAGCGGGTGGGCAGACCAAAGAAAACAGCAGTTGTGTCAAAAACTAAGGGCAAACGTAACTCAGTAGGCCGGCCCAAGGGTGACGCAGCGGTCATCAACGAATACAAGGCTAGAATGCTGGCATCTCCTAAGAGTAGGAAGGTGCTAGATAGTATATTGTCAGCAGCCTTGGACGATGACCACAAGAATCAAGCAGCAGCATGGAAGCTCTGTATGGACAGGTTGTTGCCTGTTAGTTATTTTGAAAAGGATAAAGCCAGCGGAGGCAAGAGTGCCATCAACATCTCCATTACAGGTGTTGGCGGTGAGACTACAGTGATCTCTGGCGGCCAAGAAGAACCCATTGAAGGGGACTATACAGATGTATGATATAAATCAAGACTTAGATTACTTTACTAGGGAAGAGTTTGCTTGTCAGTACACTGGCGAGAATGAGATTAGTGACAGGCTGTTGCTGAAGTTAGATTTGTTACGTGCTAGATGTGGTTTCCCCTTCGTTATTACAAGTGGCTACAGATCAGTAGACCACCCCATAGAAGCAAAGAAAAAAAAGGAGACACCCGGAACTCATGCCCAAGGCATCGCAGCAGATATTAAAGTCAATGACGGTACACAACGGTTTAGGATTGTTCAAGAGGCTATCTCGATGGGCTTTTCAGGAATTGGAGTTGCTAGTAGCTTTGTGCATGTTGACATCCGCGACCTTGACGGTAATGAGTCTCCTGTAATGTGGACGTACTAGCTTGACTGATCTTAATGTCTCGCTATTACCTTGGCAGCAGGAAGTCTGGGAAGACGACACACGCTTTAAAGTAGTGGCTGCGGGTAGGCGTACAGGAAAAAGTAGACTAGCTGCTTGGCGGCTGATCATCAGTGCGTTGTCTGATAAGAAAGGTCAGGTGTTCTACGTTGCCCCTACACAGGGTCAGGCTAGAGACATTATGTGGCAGTTGTTGCTGGAGCTAGCACACAATGTTATCTCTACAGCCCACGTTAACAACCTACAGATTAAGCTGATCAATGGCTGCACCATCTCTCTAAAGGGTGCTGATAGACCAGAGACCATGCGTGGTGTTAGTCTAAAGTTCCTGTGTATGGATGAGTACGCAGACATGAAGCCAGAGGTGTGGGAGCAAATCCTACGCCCTGCGTTGGCGGATCAGAAGGGTGATGCGCTCTTTATTGGTACACCTATGGGTCGTAACCACTTCTACGATCTATATCAGTACGCTAGTATCTCTGAAGACCCTACGTTCAAGGGGTATCACTTTACTAGCTACGATAACCCGTTACTTGATCCTGAAGAGATTGAAGCAGCTAAAGGCTCTATGTCAGCTTTCTCTTTCCGTCAGGAGTTTATGGCATCCTTCGAGGCGCACGGCAGTGAACTCTTTAAAGAAGAAGATGTTAAATTTAGCGAGGAAGAACCTACTGATGGTAATTATTACATTGCTGTCGATTTGGCAGGATTTGCAGATGTACAGAAAGTCACGACTAAAACCAAACGACTTGACCAGACGGCAATTGCTGTGGTTAAAGCGGGCG